GACCACTGCTCCTGCCGGCTAAGTTACCTTCTTCCATACAACTTCCATACAATAATCTATAGAAAGGAGCATTGCTGTGTTTATCAGAAACTATCTTGGTAATATTCCGGATCGTATTAGCTTGCATGCTAATGATGTTAATATTGCAACATATGTTGCATATGTTAATGAACTTAACATTGTGTGCTATGATGCTGCCGGATTACGGCCCATTAATGCTGATAAGTTAGAAGATCTTTATACTAAAGGTCTTCTATTATCACATGGCGGGCTGTTTTATACTCCGACATCAATGATCAAAGATGGGGAGACTCTTATTTCGTTTATTCGATACAATTCTGTGTCAGAAGAAATGGAATATGTTTCTACATCGAGTAGCGAGGAAATTGACATACCGGTTCTCAGTGCAATGAGCATCGGTAATAAAACATTAACTCCTGCTTTTGATCCGGAGATCTTAGCATACACTTTAAGTACTGAAGATGCAAGTGACATTTTAACTTTGGATGTATTTCCTGATGATTCCATTGTTACAGTTTCTCTTGGAGAAGATGTGCTTGAAAACTATGCGGAAGGAATCACATGGACTATCGGAGAAAACATTCTAACAATCGCCTTGGAAAAGGGATCCCTTTCTGCCGAATATGTTGTAACCGTAACGGCAGTATAGTCAAAATGGAAGGGGGTAGCTTGTTATGGCTAAATTCAAAGGCGCGATAGGCTACGCTTTTCAGGAAGAGACCGCCCCTGGAGTTTGGGAAGACAAGATAGTCGAGAAGAATTATCGAGGCGACGTGATTCTTAATCAATTTCGCTGGCAATCAAGCGAACAATTGAACGAGAATCTGAACGTTGATAATTCTATCTCGATTATCGCAGACGAGTTTGCCTATTTGAAATTTGGTTTCATGAAGTACGTCGTCTGGCACGGACAAAAATGGAAGATCCAGTCTCTTTCGGTCAACCGCCCTCGAATTGTTATCCAGATCGGAGGGTTGTATAATGGCTAAAAGCAGATTGGATCTTCATAAAATTTTTGTTGAGATTCTCGGCACAGAGAACGAAACGGAAAGCCGTGTTTATTTTCAACCTCCGCCCACGATTAAACTGAAGTACCCATGCATCATTTATGAGCGTTCGGCCAAGAAGGACTTCTTCTCCGCAGGAAAAAAATATTTGGGCTTGGTTAAATACTCTGTTTCTGTCGTGGACAAAAACCCAGATTCAACAATTCCAATGAGAGTTGAGAATCTTCCGTACACCTCGTTTTCAACCCATTTTACAGTAGATGGCCTCAATCATGACATCTACACACTTTATTATTAAAAGGAGATATAACTATGTCTAGAATTGTTTGGGACAACATCGGCGAAAAGATCGCCGAAACCGGCATTAAGAATGGTATTCTGTACCCCATGACGTCCGGCGTCTACGGCACCGGCAAGGCTTGGAATGGCCTCACTTCTCTGAATGAAGCCCCGACCGGCGCCGAGGCCAGCCCCTTCTATGCCGACAACCAGAAGTACCTCGAGCTCATGTCCGAGGAAGAGTTTGCCGGTTCCATCGGCTGCTATACTTACCCCGACGAGTTCAAGCCTTGTATCGGCGAGAAAGAGCTGGTCAGTGGTGTTAGCGTTGGTCAGCAGCGGCACCAGCCCTTTGGTCTTTGCTACCGCACCGAGGTTGTGAACGACAGCGATGGCATGGAGTATGGCTACAAGATTCATCTTGTTTACAACTCTCTGGCCGGTGTTTCTGCTCGCGACCATGCGACTACGAATGAGTCCCCTGAACTGGAGGAGATGAGCTTTGACTTTACCTCCACCAAGGTTCCCGTAACTGGCGGAAAGCCCACCGCCCACCTGGTCATCGACAGCACTAAGCTGGACGAGGCGGGCCAGGGAAAGTTGGCTACTCTTCTGGACCTCCTGTATGGCAAGGATGGCGAGGTCGCTGAGGCCAAGGAGCCCACGCTGCCTTCTCCCGACGAGGTCGCTGCGATTTTTGCAGCTTCCTAATTTAACAATCGACCGGGGCTCTGCTTAGGCATCCCCGGTCACTTTATTTTAAAAAAGGAGAATAATTATGCTTAAGAAGCCCGTTAATTATACTGATTATGATGGAAATCCGGCAACGATGATTTGCTACTTCCATCTCAATAAATTTGAGTGGTTGGAGCTTGAGGCGTACACCAAAGGCGGCCTGATTGAGAATCTGGAGCAGGCCCTTGAAACTAACAACGCCAAGAAGACTATCGACATTCTTAAAAAGCTCATTCTCAAGGCATACGGCGAGAAGAATCCTGAGACCGGCATGTTTGAAAAGACTGACGATATCGCCATTCGGTTCAGCAAGACCGAAGCTTTCAGCGAACTCTTCTATGAGCTCGCCTATAACGAGGAGAAATCCAAGGAATTTTTCTTTGGCCTGATCCCTCCCGAAGTTCGCAGCCAGGCCGAGGCAAAGCTGACAGAATTGGCGGCGACACAGACGACAGTCGTTCCTTTCGAACCGGCCAAATCCGAATAATAGGTGCTGGCCATGCTCGAGATTATTGTACCCGAAAATGAGGTGTACTTGCCGAGAGAAAATCGTTTCGTGACAATCCAGGCATGCCGATTAACGCTCGAGCATTCTTTGCTATCCGTAGCTAAGTGGGAAGCTAAGTGGCACATTCCTTATTTGGATGGAAAGAGAAAGACGTCAGCTCAGGAACTTGACTACATACGATGCATGACTATTGGATCAGTTAAAGATCCCTCTGTTTATTCGGTTCTTTCTGACGACAATCTCGAAGCGATTAAGTCATATATCGACGATACAATGACGGCAACCACATTTTCAAAAAGAAAAGCGGGTAAAAAATCGAATCGTGTATCAACTGCTGAAAGCATATACAGCCGCATGTTTGCCAATAATATTCCTATGGAATGCCAAAAGTGGCATTTAAATCGTTTACTTACGCTTATTCGGGTTTGCGATGAAAGTAACACGCCGCCTAAAAAGATGAGCAAACGAGAAACGGCAGCATATTACGCAGAACAAAATGCTCTTCGCAGAGCGAAATACAAGACAAGGGGGTAACATCGTGAAAAAGATTTGCATTGTGTGCGGTCGCGAATTCGATTCCGACACCGAAAACGGTGTCGTCATGGACGATATTTGTGACTTGTGCGAAGGAGCCCGCGACGAACTCAGTAACGGGAAAGGGGAAGACTGATGGCTTATAGCAATTCTCCGTTGGTGGTGACCACCATCCTCTCCCCCAATAATTCTGGGAACAGAAACCACAAGATCGACACCATTACTCCGCACTGTGTCGTCGGTCATACGTCCCTCAAGAATCTTGGAAACTGGTTTGCTCGTTCAACGACAAACGCGAGTTCAAACTATGGAATCGATGACCACGGTCAGGTTGGCCTTTTCGTTCCTGAATCCAAGCGTTCTTGGTGTACGTCCAGTAGTGCCAATGACAATTGCGCGGTGACGATTGAAATCGCGTCCGATGCCCAGCATCCTCATGCGATTACAAACGATGCCATGGATGGGCTCATCGTTCTGATGGCCGACATCTGCAAGAGAAACGACATTCCGAAACTCATGTGGAAGGGCAACAAGAACCTCATCGGCAGAGTCGATCAACAAAACATCACAGTTCATCGTTGGTTTGCTGCTAAGGCCTGCCCTGGTGAGTACATCTATAGTCGCCTCGATGAGATCGCGACTGAAGTCAACAAGCTTCTCATTCCCAAACCTATCGTAACTCCGGTTCAGCCGACGGTGTTTGTGCCCTATTTGGTTAGGATCACTGCTTCGGTTCTGAATTATCGAAAAGGTCCCGGCACGAATTATCCGGTAGCTGGACAGATTAAGAAGGGTGGAGTTTATACCATCATTCAGGAATCGGCCGGTCCTGATTCGTCAAAATGGGGGAAGCTTAAGAGTGGCGCTGGCTGGGTATCCCTGGCCTATTGCGAGAAAGTCAGGTGATGCCAATGGAAGCAATTAGTCAAGCGGTGGTCACAATCATCTGTTCGATCATCGCATCCTCAGGTTTTTGGGCAATCGTGGTGAAACGGATGGATAAGAAGGACGCTTCCAAGGAGATGCTCCTTGGTCTGGCCCACGATCGGATCATGTGTCTTTGCGTGTTCTATTTGGACCGTGGAGATTGGATTACCCACGACGAACTCGAGAATCTGGAAGAGTATCTGTTTAAACCATATTTGAAGCTGGGTGGAAATGGAACTGCAAAGGTTCTCATGGAGCGAGTTGTGAAACTTCGTATCGTTAAAAATCCTATTTAAAAGGAGAATAAAGGCATGATTAAAATGACCAACAAAGGGTCTTTTAGGAATGCCGAACGGTTCTTCGATAACAGCAAACATCTCAGTCGTAGGCTTAGAACCGCGTTCGAGAGATATGGAGCTCAAGGGGTCGAAGCACTTCGATCGGCTACTCCGAAGGATAGCGGTGTAACTGCCGATAGCTGGTCTTATACGATTGAAGACTGGGGTATTGGCTTCAACAATTCCAATGTAAACCAAGGGTATTCTGTTGCCCTTTTGATCCAGTATGGGCATGGAACGGCGTCTGGTGTATACATTCAGGGAATCGATTACATAAATCCCGCGCTTCGTCCAATATTTGACGCAATTGCTGAAGAGTGTTGGAAGGAGGTTAAGAACTTATGAGCGATAAAATTGATCAAAGAATTGTAGAAATGTCTTTTGAAAATGACAAGTTTGAAAAAGGCATTAAGCAATCAAAAAACAGTCTTAAAGATTTCTCGGATGCTCTTAAAAAGTCGTCTATTAAAGACGATTTCTCGGGTCTCGATAAGAGCGTCAATAGCATGTCGTCTTCTTTTAGCGCTTTCGAACAGATCGGAATTGGTGCTCTGAGACGAATTGGCGAACAAGCAGTTGCTACTGGCACTCAAGTTTTTAAATCTTTGGCCATCGATCCAATTGCGCAAGGATTTAATGAGATGGAATTGAAGATGAATTCCACTCAGACGATCATGGCTTCAACCGGTGAGTCCTTGGCCAAAGTAAACCAGTATCTTGAGGAATTGAATGAGTATTCGGATAAAACAATTTATTCATTCTCTGATATGACTCAGAACATTGGTAAATTTACAAACGCCGGCGTTAAACTAAATAGTGCTGTGGCTGCTATTAAGGGCATCAGTAATGCCGCAGCACTTGCTGGTGCAAACTCTGCAGAAGCTTCCAGAGCAATGTACAACTTTGCCCAGGCTCTTAGCGCTGGCTATGTAAAACTGATCGACTGGAAATCCATTGAAAATGCCAACATGGCGACTGTCGAATTTAAACAACAGTTAATTGACAGTGCTGTCGCCGCCGGAACGTTGACAAAGACGGCCGACGGGATGTATAAAGTAATTGGCACAAACTCCAATGGCGCTACGATGAAGGGTGCGATTAGTGCTACAAGAAACTTCAACGACTCGTTGTCATATCAGTGGATGACAACGGATGTTCTAACTAGCACTCTTGAACGATACTCTGACGAAACAACTGCTATCGGTAAGCGTGCCGCCGAAGCCGCTACTCAGATCACGACATTTTCCAAGCTCATGGACACTCTCAAGGAAAGTGTTGGCTCTGGATGGGCTAGAACTTTTGAAATCATCTTTGGCGACTTTACTGAAGCAAAAGCCTTGTGGACCAATATTGGTAAAGTTGTTGGCGATTTCATTAGCGAAACTTCCGATGAAAGAAATAATTTCTTAAGCGGCGGC